CTCCGCATTCAACATAATGTTACGAAGCTTCATGGTCAGGGGAGAAAGAGGAGTTCCAGGTTCTTTAGTTTGTAGAACTGAGTAACCTTGTTTCTTAAGATAGTTTACTAAAGTTACAGTCTGTGTAGTTTTTCCTACACCCTCTGTTCCCTCTAATACAATGTAACGTGCTTTCGACATAATTAATCTCCATATGATATATCTAACATATAGATTATACAAATATATTTAAGGAGGGAGAGTTGTAGGTCGTTGACATCTTAATACAAAAAGAAAAGGGACAACCGAAGTTGTCCCTTAACTGTTTGGAATTAATTGGGGTTTTTATTTCCCGATGTTTTTCCAGTAACCGTTGAACCGAGGAGTGTATACGAAGAGGGCTCCGTATAGAACTACTGCAAACTCAAGAGCAGTTGTGACGATTGCGAAGTTGATCTTGCTTAGAGGCGAGAGCTGCTTGAATCGCATGCATTCAGCGGTAAGGTCAAGCATGTATGCTTCACCTAGACCAGGTCGCTTACGGCCAGCATCACGGATAGTGGCTGATGGCTTGTAGTTACCAATGAACTGCTCAGTACCAGCGGCTCCACCAGCTTCTGTTCGGTAGAGTTTAAGATACTTAGTTTCAGCAGGAACAGTAACCGTAAGATCAACCGCATCAGTACCAGTGGTAACAACAGTAGTTGTAAAAGATGCAGAAGGTGCACTTTCACCGAAGTCGTTAACAGCAGTAATTTTGTAGAAGTATCCGCCAGCAGCTGCTGCATCAAGTGCACCAGAAGCAGCAACCAATGCGTCAGCAGTAATAGCTGGAGCAGCAGGTGTTTTAGCGTTTACAGCCTTAGGTCGAGCACGAGCTCTTGATCGCAAGAACAAGTTTGGCTTAAGATCCATTGAACCAGCAGTTGTTTGGACCTTACTTACGTCATAACCAACTGTTTGATTGGCAAGACCTGGAGCAGATCGGAACTGAGGGTAAAACTGTCGAACAAACTTAGATAGAACCAAAGGCTCTAGGTGAATCTGATCTGGTTGACCGAAGTTCTCAAGAAGGATAACGGAGAGTTCTTCAACGTCGTCTTGAGAGATGGCAGCACCATCAAGGTCACGGGCGATTGACTCGAAGTCGCCGAAGCCTTCGAAGTCTCCAGAGCGTTGTTGCTCATCGGTATCACCGCGAGTAAGCTGCTGAAGAAGGCCGTTCATAGCGATTGAGCTAGAAGGAAGGTCAGAATTAAGACCAGTTTGTGAACCATCGACTGGGTTAGTAAAGTGACCGTGGCCCCAATACATTTCACGCTCGATGTTCTTAAGAAGGTGCATAGTACCTTCTTTTGCCTGTTGAGCAACGACGTCACCAACAGTTGTTCGGACCAAAGTCATCTGGTGCGATACTTTCCTACGAGTACCGAAGAAGACGATCCTTTGTCCGTCTCGGATGTAAGTGCTATCTTCTTCTTGTGGAGCACCACCTTCTCCGATATAAGGAGAAGAATCCGAACCATAACTAGTCAAGCGATTGTACTGCTCGAACAGGTTGTAGGCTTTGTCGATTGAGATCGCAGGCCAAAGCTTGAGATTCTTCATATCGAAGGTTACTGACTTGAGAGTGGTTTCAAGACTCTCTGACTGAATGACTCCACCATAGGTGAGGTCTGTTGGCTTACCGGCTCCACCATAACCAGCGGTAATGGCTTTTTGTAGGTTTTCGACTTCTTCAGGACTAACAATGCCCTGTTCGATACCCTGCTGGATGTTATTTACTGCTTCGTTAAACATTTAATTACTCCTTAGTTAATGCTATATTTTTCAGCGATTTTAGCAAGCTCAGCAGGGTTGCCCAGCTCGACAGACATTATGTCTAATGTATCTACAGATGTTCCTGATTTCTTCAATTCAAAAAGCTTATTCACTAGTGTTGACTTGTTCAAGGGTTCAGTACCTTCGTCTGCGCTCTTCTGAAGCGGTGTTAGACTCTTGTATGAAGATCCTTTAGAAGGAACTGGTGCATCAGCAATATCTTTTACGATATCGAACATCTTTTCAAATTTGTCCTCGAAAGAGGAGAGGCGTGTGTCAATGTATGACTTCATGAGATCCTGTGAATCATCGATTGACTTCTTGAAGGGGTTTTCACCTTTTTTCTTCTTTTTCTTGTCGTCATCATCATCACAATCTTCGTCATCATCATCACAATCTTCGTCATCATCGGCTTTGGCCACAGGTTGATGCTTGCCGCCATTTGGATCAGCTTGACGGTTTTGACCATCTGCCTTATCCATGTCGTCATCCATCTTATCCATGTCGTCGTCAGCCTTAGCTACTGGCTGATGCTTTCCACCGTTTGGATCTGCTTGACGATTCTGACCATCTGCTTTATCCATGTCGTCATCGTCTTTGTCTTCGTCTTCTTTCTTGTCATCTTCATCTTCATCTTCGTCGTCAGCCTTTTTAGCATCAAGCTTACCATTAGATGGTTTGCCTCCGATACCTTTACCAGGACCTTCGATTTTGATTTCAGACGCGGAAAAACGGTTGGACTTTTTAAGTTCCTCCAGTTCATCCATGGTCTCGTCGATAAGTGCAACCAAACCTTTTTTCATCTCTTCTGTAATATAGCTCATTCGCTATCTCCAAGTTAAAGGTTGATTACTCACCAAGTCCCATTAGGTGGGCGTGTCCAGCAACTCTTTCGTCGCCAGCAGATGATTCTAATACGATATCATTTGCAAAGCCAGCAGCTTCTGCAAAAGCAGTTATCTTGTCAGCAGTATCAAGTACGGCGGCAAGTGCAACAGCAGGAGTTGACATTCTAATAGATCCGGCACCGGCTTTTCCAATACCAAGGTAAGGAGAAGCTGTGTCTTCAACACCAGTCATTGGGTTGTTTGAAGTAGGAAAGCTTTCCTTGGCATCATAAGTTATGACCAAAGCAGTTCCATTTGTAATGGTAATTGTGTTGGCATCAGTTCTGACCAAGTTTGCAGCTTGACCTCGCTGTTTCATATTTCTCTCGATCTTGTCGAGAATTTGTACGCTATTAGACATTTATAAGCTCCTTAATAGAATGTCAGTTAATTCACTAAAGCAATTAATACTATACCATAAAGCTGTACTTAAACAAGCAGTTGATATCACTAAGTTTTATTGAGTTAATTTATTAGAGCATTACGCTTAAAAGCTTCTGTAATGACTGATGTTTATTGCATTTTCTGCATTTTACTTGGTGTTTCATGTAGACTTGTTCATGACCGCAGTCTCCGCAAGTCATGTACTTCATTCCCTTTTCCAGAGACTCAGTCTTCTTCTTTTTCTTCTTCTTTTTCTTTTTAGGTCGACCATCATCTAAGGATTCAGACTGAAGTACTGATCCACCTGTCTGAGAGGTTGGAGCACCTCCGCCACCATATCCAGCAGTAAGGGCCTTTTTAAGATTTTCAGGCAATCCTTTAACCAACTCGTGAATCTTCTGAATATTACCATGTATTTTCATCTCTAAAGCTTCTTTTATTAACTGTTCTGGGGTAAAGGCTTTGACTAATTCTGTTCCTAAACCTAGTTCTGCAGCAATCTCTCTAATCTTCTCCATATTCTGGTAGATCTTCTCTGCTTGGGCATTTCTAGTAATAGCTCTGAAAGAAGGGATATCTGTTTGTGCCAAGTGCATGACAGACTTAATTAGGAGCATATCAGCCTCTGTGTCTGCTGACTTCTCCATTTGATATGGTTCTACTAGTGTGGCATTATTGGCTGGAGTAAAGGTAAGAGCTACAGAGTGTATCTTGGTTCTAGCAAGCAGTGTCTCATCTTTGAGACCACGTTGAACAACTCCACCTTCGACTGAGGCTTTTAATTTCAGGGGCGTATCGGATTTGTGTATATTTCTAAGGATAGCGGCTGCTGCCTTAGCATTGCCATGATCCTCATCATCATATAAGTATCCTCTGACATAGATATAGGGAGCTTTAACTTTGTCCCAAAAGTATTCATGCCTAGGATCAGTGAAATCATCTGGGCCATATATCTTCTTGGCACTAGTGACTCTACCTACAGAGTTGAAGAAACCTTTGCCGTGATTATCATTGAAACGACCTCGCCCAGCTTCTAGTTCCGAAATGTCGGCGCCCTCAACAGAGAGCATCTCTCCCTGAGTATCCCGCAGCTGACTACCGGCTATCATATCAATTTCTAAAGGTTTCTTCGCCATAGGTTTCCTCCTATGACATTATACTACAAGTCTGACTGAAGTGACGATTAGTCTATATTGTTAGTTATTACAGCGTCTTGACCATATTCTTCAGCTATCTCTTTAAGATCATCAGTTTCTTTGAGCTTCTTAATAGAGTTTTTTTCAATATGCTTGACAGTATCTATGGAGAGATTACAGAGATGGGCCACTTCCATATCGGAGGCGGATTTCTTATCGGTGGGATATTGTGAAATGTAGTTGAAAAAGCAGTAATTTGCAAGTTGATGTGATATAGCCCAGGGACAACCAGGTAAGAGGGCTTCTTCCTCTTCTGTTAGTTCTCTACCGGCATACCTAAGCGCCTTGAGGCGCTGAACAGCCAGGGGACAAAACCTGTCTGGCTGTTCAGATAGCTTAAGTGGACAACGGTCATCCATTTTCTTAGGCTTCGACATTCTCTGAGGTTACCTCTGTTTTGACAGTATCGATATTTACTTCTTTTAGTAGATCTGGAGCTGGAGCTTTTCTGACACCAATAATTTCAATTTTGTGACTAACTCCATTAATCACATGATCGATGAATTCACCTGGCTTGGCACCCAGTAGTGCATCTCTTAGATCTGGAAATTGAATATCAGACAATAACATCTTAGATCGTAAGATTCCTTTGTCAGATTCTTCTTTAGGAGTTGTTGAGGTGAAGATAACTGCACTATCCTCTGATACCACATCAACAGATGTATACTTGAGCTCTGCATCTTCTTTGTCAGAGGTCTCATCGAAGTCCTTGATCTGAAGGTTTACAGATAGTTCTTGAACCTTAGCAGAATCCAAGGAAGTAAGTTCCTGGAAAGCTAGAGCACGATACTGTAGATCTCTCTGACGTAGAGCCAGTTCATTGAGATCGGTCTTCATAGGTTGCATGTTCTCCATCAATTGACGAACTAGCATCTGACTTACCTGTAGGCTCATTTCTAAACTCTGAACCCTCTTATCTAGGTCCTGTACGATTTTTCCTTTTGACGGCTTCACTTGTTGTACGCCTCTTTTACCTGCACCACTACTCATTTTTGCTCCTTCTGTCTATTCTTTAAGGTATTAACGAACACTTTCAATATTTCGACTTCCTCGTTAGAGAAATTGTCTTCTGTTTCTTCACCTAATAAGGTACTCAACCTACTCTTGAGGAAGTTCCTTACGTCAGATTCAATATCCTCAAACATAGAACCTTTGATTCTTATGATCTTAGATGATAGTACTTTGTTTATAGCATTAGCTCTCTCTAATCTAACTACTGGGTCATATATTTCTGCATGAGATTTCTCAACCTTAGATCCAGCACTAGCCGCAAGAGCAGATTTGTCATCCTTAGGTTCTGTTTGAGAGATCTCTTCGGTGCTATCGACAGAGTCTTCAGGTTTGCTATCATCAGGCTCTTCTTCTGCTTTTCCAATAAGATCTTTCCAATCATCTAATTGCCTAGGTATGAAGTTATGTTGATGGGCTATTTTATTAAATAGAATACCTGCTTGATGAAACTGATGCTTGTTCATGTCCTCTTTATTGTCTACACATCTTTGCCAGTGCGCTTGACGATTAGGATCTATCATGAGGAACTTCTGCACCTCGTTGGCAGTTTCATATTCCTTTAGAACATCTAAATCTTCTGTGGTTAAAAGAGACGTTCTACCGTAGACAGTAGGCCAAACTAGTTCACCATATGGAGAACGGTCAAAGATAACATCCTTACCGTCAAGTTCCATATATAGCTCCATCATCTCATCTAAGTAAGATGGTCCAGTGTAACCTTCTGTAGAGTATTTTTTATCAGGTGCGCTCATATGATACTGAACGTAACCTTTTTTCTCATAGGCTTTTGCCACGGTAGATTTACCCGTGCGATCCAAACCTTCAAGTATAATCCATGCCATTCAAATCTCCGTGTCAGAACGTTCATGGATATTATACAATTTTATTACGTTTTAGGTGTCGTCAGCATTATCAGAATTCAGTGGATTAGCTACTACTTTTCCATTAATGATCAGAGGCTTTGATGCAGCTCCTACATCCTTAGCTATATCCTGTAGTGACTTATGGTTGACAACATTGTGAGCTTGCTTAGCTTTAGCTTCTTCCATTTCCATATCATGAGCTTCATTTTGACGGTCATGATCCTGTTGGTCTTGTGACTGCTGTGCTTCGGCTTGCTTCTGTTGATTCTCAGCTTCAGCTTGTTGTTGCTGAGATTCTTGTTCCATTTGTTGTTTCTGCATTTCAGACTGTTTCTTCTGTTGATCCATAGTCATCAACATCTGTTGCCATCCCATGAATGCTTGATCCATAGGAAGATATTGGAGTTCTCTTTTCTTCTCTGCACCCTTATCGTTAAAGAACTGTGCCCGGATTTCTCCACGTGTCATGTTCTTCTCTACTAATTCCCAGTAAGCCTGGTTTAGTGGAAGATCAGCAGACACATGATCAATCTTCTCTCTACCAGAGGCTTTTAGGAGATCGTTCATTGAGGAGTATACAGTCATCTCAGCCTGAAGCTGGGCTACATTAGATTCTGGAGTTGTATCATCATAACCTGTAAACTTGAACTTGAATTTCTTTGCTATCTCTGGGTCTATGGCTGGGAGGATACTAGAATTCATCATGTCTTCGAACATCATGAGAAGGGGATATAATCCCTTTTCTCTAGATTGAGTTATCTTCCACTCATTTGTACCAGTCTGCGTAGAAGGTCCTGATTTACCTCCACCACTTAGATTGTCTAAGCCTAATTCGATTGGATCGATTTGGAACTGAGAACAGATTGCTCGCATCACATGGTTGTTGAATTCTAGGTATTCCATCTCTTTAGAGTTGCCAGCTAGTCCTATCCACTGAACATCATCTAGTCCTGCGATGATAGGTGTTCGCCATGCATGTTGTGCGCCTGAGATAGTATTATAGAACTGACGTCTAAATGCTGTCAAGTTAGTCTGCGATACTGTACCTTTGAGGTGTAAGATGCCTTTGGCCGCATAACCATGTGTGAAAAAATTGGAATTGTAATTCTCTACATTCATATGGTTTGTAATATTTACGATTGCCATTTCTAAAGGCGAATAACAGTATCCCATTGAGTCAGCGAAATTTTGGGGATTAAATAACTTGAAGACCATGTCTTCATCACCGAAAGCTGTCATGACTCTGTTGTCATATGACATCTGAACCCATTTGTAATACTCAATATCAGGCTCATTCACTACTTGTTCATCTTCAGGTAATTTGGCGCCTACGGTTTTCTGCTTACCTTTATAAGATGCCTTGGCAGCTTCTAGTTCCTTCTCTAAGGTTTTCCTGTCTGCCTTCTCATTTACAATATAAATAGATTCTGCAGGAAGTGGTCTGAAGCGGTGTAGGCCGCCTCGTCGTGTCTTGATTTTCTCAACCGCAACATGTCCAAAGGTTAGAGCATCACGGGCTGAGAGTTTCAAGAACTCACCTAGTAACATCTCTTCACCTGGAGGTGTATTCTTCTTACGACCGCAGTTGTAGATGAAATCTTCTACGTCAGCTATTAGTTCCCTGTCTTCTTTATTGATCTCATCCTTCTCATTCTTAAGGCAGATCTTGAAGCCCATATCAAACTTATTCTGTTGAGGTCGGGCGAATCTAAGGAGCGTATCTGATCTTGCCTGGATAATGGATGATACCAGCCAATCCCTAACAGATGTATTCTTAAGGGTCTTGTTTGTGATCCTGGACATCTTATTCTTGAATAGGAAATGTTGATGCACCTGATCAAAGTATGGATCATCGATTATCGCCTTACGACCAATTGCACCTTTATTCTCAGGCATATCACTTGGGTTTTCCGTAAGCTGATCGCCGTCACTCTTTAAGAGCCTGTCGATATCACCCTTTAGGCGGTTTTTGATGTTATTACCGATGTCGTCAAATATGCTCATTATATTACCTCTTTAAAAGCTCCAAAGGAAGCCGCCGTCACCACTTATGTCTAAATCTTCTTCAGCCTCAAGTTCGCTTAGAGTACCTATCTTACCTAGACTGCTCTCATTTACTTCGTTTGCATTAAAAGTTATTCCCTGATTGATAGAAAACTCTTCTGCAGAAGGACTTCTTATAAATGCACCTGTTGCATCTACAGCTTTGTCTATTTCAAAGTCTACTCCAATTCCACCAGATATAAACGTAGACTTACCGAACAAGGCATATAGTCCATATCTCAGTGCATCCAACCAGTGATCAAACTCTTTAGATGGTTGATCTGTTGTGTTCCCTGCAGCATCTGTCTTATAGTGATACATACCCATTTCTTCTACAATGGGTTGACAGGTTTCTTTGGCAAAGAATAGTTTAGGCTGTGGATTACCAAATACCCTGAGATACTTCTTCACAGTCTGTATACCACTCTCTACATCTTTATCTACCTTAGTTGGACAAGGTAAACCGACCTGGCGTAAGGTTACCCCGTCTCCAGGGTTTGCCAGGTCGGCAAAGTAAAGTTGGCATCTATATAAAGAGTGCCATTTACTCTTTATTATCTTAGCCCAAGATGGGTTGTTGGTATATGTTTGGCCTTCACATCTTACCACGTAAATATTTTCCCTATCATCAACGAAGAAATAAACCACTGTGCTAGGGTTGGACCAACCCCAGTCAATCCCTGCATAACACTGTAGTTTCATACTGTGACATTTTCTAACGAACATGTCATGACTACATACGCCTGGATATTCCCTACCTGTGAGGATAGTCCACATCTGGTTCCAATCCTTAGAGTGGAGACGTTCCTCAAATTCCTTATATATTATCCCCTCGACGGATGGTTTTAGGTTCATGAGCTGGGATAATGCCCAATCTGGTCCGTTTTCTATCGTCTTCTTAATGATATCTGTTATCGGCTTCAACATGAATGATTTTGAATTCTGATTTTTTGCATCACCTAGACAGATAGGGGCGATAGGACACTTCTTGCAACCTTCACCAGGGAATGTCTCCTTAAAGTAATCATTCTGCTTCTGACGATCTAGTTGTTCGTATTTCTCTTCACTCAGTGAAACCATATCGTTTTGGTTTACATAGAAATCTACCTTGTCTGTACCAGACCTGCTATCTGGACATCTCTCTGCAAACTCGAATGCTGTCCATCTCATGACAGTACGTCCGCCGGCGCCAGCACTTTCTATCTGCTGGTTCATAAGACCATATCTAGTCTTACGGGTAGAGATACCAACTCTCAAAGCCAGTTTATCTCCTCTTGAGTCAAGCATACCTGAAATATCTTTGAAGGCCTTCAATCCCTCTCCCGAGACGGTGTCAATCTCATCAACTACAACCAGTGGAACGTGAGGGCCGTTGACAGACTTAAGAGTACAAGGCAGTACTTCTAAGGAAACTTTGTTTATAACATTCTTGCTATCCAATAGATTGAAGTTGGATTTCTCCATGTTCATCTTTTCTAGGAACTTAAATTGAGATGTTGTATCACTAGGGTCTGTTCTAGATTTGTTTAGAACTGATTTCAATTTATCATTAAGCATGAAACCGACTTGGTACTCATAGCAACGTTTTGCCTGACTTAAGATTGCTCCCACATGGACAACATCTCTCTGATCATGTAACATAACTAGGAGTTCAGCAATCGCCACACCTAGAGTCTTACCAGAACCTCGACCAGCAACGTACAGTAGTTCGTGTACTTCATCTGGGTTATCCTTAAGTACACAGATCCTATATATCTGCCATATTGCATCCAATGGATTAGTATCTGCATACCTAGATACAGTATCATCAGGGAGATGAAGGCCCAAATGGTACTTTATCCAATTGCTCATTTCTTTCTTAGACTTACATGGAGTAAGCAAGAGAGCATCGGCAACTAGTGGATCTATCTTTTTAGCATTAACCTTAGCCATCTATTACTTCTCCACTTATAATGGAGGCTGCAGTTACTGTTTTGATCTGCTGCTCTGGTTCTTGGTTCTTAATAGGTCTGCTTAATGTCTCAAACATAGCACCACTAGTCTTATTCTTACCTTGAGCTCCAGCTACTAGTTTCTGTAATGTCTCTGCTACTTCTTTATAATCTTTTATGGATTCAATCTTTAATGTGGGAGCTGTGACATTCTCAGGATCGGCTATATACTTCTTCATTGAGGATAGGTGTTCTGCATTCGTGACTGATAGCATAGTGGTCAGTAGTTCCACTTGTTCCATGACTGCCTTGACGACTTTAGCTTGGACCATATCTTGAAGAGATCCCATCATCTTCTCTCTGTCCATTGCCCATTTCTTTAGGGCAGCGGTTAGAATGATCTGGGCTACATTATACTGGGGGTATTGTGTATGTATTTCATAGAAGCTACAGCCTAACATGAACATTTCATATAGCTTGTAGCTTTCTGGGGCCTTTACGGCACCAGCTGTCTTGTATTTCCTTAGATACTTTTCACCCTGTACGGTCTCTTCTTTGGTTAGACCGATCTTTTCTTCACTGGTAAAGTATTTCTTAAGAGCCATGGAGAATCCTGTATTTTCTTACCTACATTATTAATTATACGCTGAACGCATACTTGACTAATACCTTTATACCTACTGACAGCAGATATGTCCTTACCAAGCATTAATAATAGTATTACATAACGATCACTCGTTGGCAAATCTTGTAGTAATTCTAATAGGTTGGGATTGTATTGTGACATTAAATGCCATAATTGAGAAAATAGGTAACTTTGATGGTCTAAATGTTCTTTTTTATTAAGGAAATCAGGAAAGAGTTTGAATGGCAGGCCGGACAGATAACAAACCCATAGATCTTGTCTATAGTCCTCGTTATCCGTCAGAAGGTTTATCACCTCCTGCGCTATCTGTAACTGTTGATTCTTCCTTTTCATTTTCTAAATCATCTCTATATTTATCAATACTTATTAGGTCTAGGGTGGCACTCCAAGTGTTGCCACAATAATCTTGTACAAACTGGTTAATCATGAAGTCGAAATTCAAGTTGCCCGCTTTCTTAAGGAAGTTCTTAAACTTCCATAGTCCATACATAGAAGAGTCGTTCCTTAGTCTGTTGTACTTGTCAACAGTGGTAAGCAACTTGTTAGAGACGTATATTGTGTATTCCACTACCTTATTTGGGTGATCGACTTTAGTATACACTGCTTTAACGTCTTCATGTATTAATGATCCATAATTATGTAGGTTATCTTTAGCAAAATCATTAATTATGCCTTGTTTGAGCAGCCATTGTTGGTAAGCCATGTGTTCTATGGTATCAATCTTGTCCATACCTAACTCCTCATACAGTAAAATGGTATCATGTAGATGTGCTTAAACATGGGCTTTATTGCCTATTTGTTTAATATTTCTAATGCCTTAGTGTGGATTGCACTTTTGTCTATGGAACCTGAATATACCTTATCTAGATATCCACTAACTATCCCATCAACAGTAACAGCCTTAATCTCGATCTTCTGTTTCTGCTTATCAGAATACTCTCTCCTGAATTCTACAGATTTACCGTCTCTTATTCTTATACATCGGTCACTGTCTATATAGCTGTCGATATCTGTTTTAGTACCTTTGATAGACACAATCCAATGGTTCGTATCGTCTAAGGTATTATCTAGATGACTATGAACAGTATCAGGCGTGTCACTGTCTGTGAGATCAAACTTCAAACCTCGCCATCCAGGAAGTGGGCATTCGATGAATGAATATTCATAAGTGTCTGTGTCGAACATCATCAGGCCTTTGGCTTCATCGATGTCGTTGACCCCTTGAGCGAAGGGTGTGCCTGGATATATTACCTTGCCAAACATCTGTCTCTTGTGAAGATGGCCAGAGATGATGATCTCTGCGTTCGTCTTATCGGCATCTGTACCAACATCAGGACGATAGAATCCGTAGTCACATCCTACGAACTGTTGGTGGGCAATACAGATAGGGAGAGTTTCCAATGGAAACTCGTGGAAGTTGTGGATATAAGGAACCATGGTCATATTGAGATGTTCTATATCAGTTCTCTCATCTATGACATGGAAGTTCTTGAAGTCAAAAGACTGTAAGGCATGATACTTACTATCATCTGGCTTGAACTGATCATGGTTACCTAGGACATAGTAATATGGTCTAGTCATGGCAATGCCATAAGCATGATTCCAGAACTCTGTGATAAGTTCAGATCTTAGGATTGCATGATTATGGAAGGTATCACCTAGATTAATCACTATGTCAGGTTGTTCCTTAAGAACAACCCAGTCAACCCAGGCAAGAAACTTCTTACATAGGTCGAACTTGGTTATCTTAAGGTGAGGATCTCCAATGAGGAGCACTTTAGCCATTAAAGATCTCCAAAATCTACATTCTCATCACCAGTTGCCTTCATAAACTCTTTACTGCTCTCTTCTATGACATCGTTATTATCCACGTTGTAACAGGCTTCAGTAATGTCTTTCCTGAGACCATCATCGACTGCTATACGATCTATCATATTCTGTTCACCCTTAATCTGTACATCACCAAAGGCCCAGACTACATTACTAGTCTTTCCTGTTTCTGGATTGGTTGGGTGATATACGACCTTGAGTGATTTAGCTAAATCAAAGACCTCGTCAGCAACATTGATTATTCCGTCTGTGTAACTTAGAGTAAAAAGAGCAGTACGAAAAGGAGCACCAACGCGATTCTTCTTACCACGTACCCGGACCTTGTGACCGATCTGGTGAGCACTTCCGTAAATGTCTTTTCCTCCTTCTACACGACCATCTTTCTTGTCTACACGAGTTACTTCTAACATGTAATCACAGAAGTGCTTGAGAGCACGTCCATCTGGAACAACGAATGGATTAAGCATCTTCTTGTACTCGTCCATTTCTTCGTATACCTGCTGCACTAGCAAGGTAGTGATGTTGTGTTCCCTGATAACAGGAGTAACGTGCTTGAGAGCAGACCCTAAATAAGCAGCTCCTCCACCGCCCATTGTTTGCTTGGTAGACTCTTTCTTCATATCCTTAGGGTAGAGGATGTTCTTGACTGAGTCAATTGCGATACCCACAACTGGACAGCCATCTTGAACCATCTCTAACATCTCACCATAGATATAGTCAAAGATCTTAAGAGGATCATTAGATTGCCTGACGATCATTCTCTTCATATCTTCTTCACCAAACCCACTTAGCTTCTGAAACCATCCTTTGTTAAAGGAGTATTCAGTATCGAACCAGATAAAGAATGCGTCTGGGTTGTCCTTTAGAAGCTGAACTGCAACCAGTTGAGCAACAAGAGATTTACCTGCAGATTCTGGACCATAGAAACAAACAGCCTTACCTACAGTAATGCCTCCATTACCAACCACATAGTTGAGAGATGGTGATGGCATTGCTACCACTTTATCTGTTGGCAAAGGCATATCCTCTGCAGCCTGACCTACATCCTTAGTTAGTTTTGCAAACCATTTAGACATTACATTCCCTCGTTAGGTGTGTTGTTTTGGTAGTCGTTTGCGTAAGCTATCTTCTTGACATCGTCATGAGCTAGTCTAAACGTAAACATCTTGTTTCTAAGGAAAGAGACCATTGATTCTGTTTGGGCCTTAAGGTCATATGCCTTTAAGACATTTTCATCGAGTGGTACGTATCTCTTCCTTGCTTCTGCTGTATCTTTGATCTCTTTACTACGCAAATAGTCACCTGCGCGGTCGAGATAAGCTAGGGATTCCTGATTCTTAACTGCTGCTGCAGCCTGTAAATCTGTTTTAACTGCTCTTGCGAGTAGAGAATTTGTCACATCTATAGCCATGATGAAATCTCGCAGATATATCGGGGCTAACATTGTGTTAAACCCCTTTGATATATCTGGAATTTTCTTCGTATACTCAATTATCCGAGTAAGGTCTATAGACTGAACTAACCCCCTCTCGACTTGTAAAAGTCCAGGGTGTGTCATTCTCTCTCCTTAACCGTTGATAAGATCTTCAGCCATTTTAAAGATATCGTCTTCTGGTGCCACGATATTGACCGTTGCACTGTTGACCACATCTTCTACTCTAGTAGTAGCAGTAGTAGACACAACTGGGGCATCTTCGCCCTCATCATCTCCACCAATCTTTAGAGTTACAGGCTTCTTACCTTGAGGCACTACTGTAGTTGTTGGCTCTTCTGACACTGCTTCCTGGGTAACAGGTGCTACTGAATCTAGGAATGAAGGAATGATAAGATCTGGAATAGCTCCAAACTTATCATTACCATTCTTAGCTAGAAGTTTGATGTTAGCCACCAAAAGATCCTTGAGCTCATTATATGTTTTAATGGTGTAGATCGAAGAAAGATCGTAAGCCATCTTAGCATAGTTATTGACGATGTTTTCACTCAATGGAGATCTATCATCTCGTCTCAACTTACCAAGTTCAGGGTGATTGACCATTACACTGTTGAATTCAGTCGTATATTTAGTATCTTTCCCAAGACCTGCACGGTTAATATTGATCCAAACACCAGAGTTATCTTTCTCAGAAAGAAGCTCTGTAGGATCTTGGGAATAGTCTGCAATGTATTTAATCATACTAGCTTTTACACCATCATGAGCTGTTTTCTTGATCTCTAAAAGACCTAAGACACCAGCTTTATCACTGACATTATAAGCGAAAGTATGGTTTAGTTTTAGACGCCATTGCTCAGATCTAGCTGGAGCTAAACGGGCCTTGATATCCTCATCACTTGCTCCACTGGCTTTCAACTCAGCTTCTAGATCTTCAAGCTTAGTTTTGAGTAGATCAGCATATTCCTTAACCGGACACTTGTCTTCACCAGCGCAATATGGACTAGCAAAAGGCTTGCGTTTTCCACTACTTGGGTCGATTAACCAGATTGTTGACCATTTTCTGTAGGCATAACCATTGTGGACTTCGGGGTCTCCGAAGGGAGGGAGGAAGCGGAAGGTATTTATTCCATCTGCTACTTTGTGACGTTTCCAGTCACGGCTTGCTTTTAACGATTCTTGATTGATTTTGATGTCAGCCATCTTTATCTCCTTGTGTGCCCGTAGGCTAATTGTGTGTCAACATTGACATATATATATTATACCATTTAATCATCTGATTTAGACAAAATCTTCTTTTTTCTAGTGCCTAGAAATGAGTCAATTTCCTTCTGTTTGAGCTCGTCAATTCCATTGACAGTAAACTTGGTGGTGTGGAGATGGTCTCCCAGAAAGTAGATGAGTTTGACTCCATCCGGTCTCTGCTTGATATGATAATCTACATAAGCATCCAGTACATCCGGTACACTCTTGAGCATCATTTTAGTGACAACATCATTCATCTGTTCAGGCGAGACAATATCTATTCCCCTATATCTACTCACGTTCATATGAGTAAGTGTATTGAAATCTTCTGTTAAATATCTGTCTGCAACTGCTGCCGCAATCTCCATCATATAATTAGGAGAAGTATGACCACTTCTAGGTGCCTTATTCTTACAGGCCAAGATCTCCGTGATGAAATTTGGTGCAGGGATAACGAATTCTTCCGCTGATAATTCAGTTGGAAGGTCTGCCTCTTTTACTTTTACGAACTTTGTCATATTGTTTCCTTTATTCTATCAATCTCATTGGCTGTTATACTAACGGGAATCTTAAACCCGGTTTGTAATGTTCCTTTAATGTAAACAAGACTGTTAGTTGCCCAACCTAGTGCCTTCTCTACTCCCCATATGGTACAAGAGATAGGGCCGAAGCCATCTGATAAGGTCACTTCAACCAGATCATATTCCTTGCCTGTCTTTTTTGATTTAATCTTTTTATGTTTGGAAGATTCGTATAACAATATCATTCCAACTTCTTTATCAACACCTTTCTGCAACAACTTCTCCGCAATACCTACTCCACCTAGAACTGGTATGTTACCAAGTGTAAATGGTATTCCTATTTTACCTGTCTTCTTCAGACCTGGCCAGTAACCTGACAGTATAGATTCTATACCAGGATAGTTAAGTAGGGTTTTGGCAAAACACTTGTTAGTGTCTCTTTCCATCATGAACATATTGAGAGGTGAAGTATCTTTTATTTCATCAGTGAAATCCCTGCACTTACGCTTCTTTACATAAGTGTCCATTAATTCTTGTCTAGCTTCTTTGTAAGGTCTTTCCGTGTCTAAGAAATCATCTATAGCTCTTCCTTTGATAGCTGCTGAGAACACACCTATGTTTACCTTACTATGATTAACTCTCTTGATATAGTCTTCTATATCTGTGAATGGTCCTTTGGATGCTAGTTCTGCAACAGCCTTTGCCCCACACTGCTTCAGTACTGATAAAGGTGCCACGATACTCTTATCTAGAATCTGGAATTTATTAGAAGGTTTCTTCAGTGATGGGGGCTTGACAACATCACTCAATAGAGTCATAAAGAATCTAAGCTTCTGCTCTGCTGCCGATGATGTCTTACCATCATTCGTTGTATTGAGTGTAGCTGTCCACCATTCTAATGGATAATGATGCTTGAACCACATAGTGATATATCCAAGCTCTGCGTAACAGCGAGAGTGAGACCTGTTAAAGGAATAACGTGCAAATGCAGCTATCTGTTGGCAGATGGCATCTATCTGTTCTTCTGTCCACTTGCGCTTTGTGCAGTTGATCTTAATCTTGTCGAAGGCTTCTTTCATGATATCTAGCTTCTTCTTAGCTATTGCACCACGAATACGGTCAGATTCTTCTAACGTATATCCTGCAATGTCAACCAGGAAGGCCATGACTGATTCCTGGTAAGCCAATACTCCTTCGGGTGCATAGGGTTGCATATCAGGATGAATCCATGATAGAGGCCTCTTACCGTTCCTAACGTCCATGTAATATTGGGTGGCAGATACGCCGTCTGCTTCGACAAGCTCATCATTCACAATCTTTGCATCCATTGCACCAGGTCGAGCAAGGGCTGTAAAGAGAGATAGGTCTTCTCTCTTCATTGGTCTGAACTGTTGCACGTATCCTTTAATCAAACCAGTATTGAACTGGAATGATGAATCAGTTTTCTTATCATAGAAATCTTGATATACCTTCTGATCTTCAGGGAGACGATATACCAATGCCACACCATTCTCATCTTCATCTAAGAAGTCTTTACCAGTTCTCTCTCTTATGAGATCTATACACTCAGATATTGCTTGAATAGTAGTCACACCCAAGATATCAGCCTTGACTAATCCACGCTTCTCTACCATCCAGGCCTCGAACTGGGTCACTCTGACTTTGTTCTTATCTTTGTCTGTCATTATCATGGTTGGACAACGATTGTGTGCTAGATCTAAGGTTGCTATAACATAAGCAGAAGCATGTCTACCAAAACTACGTGGCAAACCTATCAGTCGATCTACCATTTGTTTTATATCAGGATAATATTCGAAGAAGTTGGATAACAGCTTATTGTCATCAACAATCCCTGTGAACTCTACACCTTCTTTATCGGTATATCCATATAAGAACTTCTTCTCACTCAATCCCTGTGGCGAATCAGGAATAGTCTTACAGACCGTATCGATCTCACGATCATTCCTATTTCTTCCTCTCAATGCAGAGGCAGCTAACTTGATTGCGTTCTTTACCTTCATCCTTTGAACTGTACCAATCTGGGCGAACCCAAGACCATATTTCTTTGCGATATAGTCTATGATAGGTTGTCTGTTACCGAAATCGTTGTCAATATCTGGAAATGACATTGCATTAATACGTGCATGGGATAAAAATCGCTCAAACGGTAGATCTGCCTCTATTGGATCTATCTGAATTATTTTCAGATAATACGATACTATGGAACCTCCAGCCGAACCACGACCGATGCCTCCTAATATACCTTTAGATCTTGCATAAGAACATAGATCTTCATATAGAAGAAAGTAAGGTATGAAGTTCAGTTGACTGTTCTTCATAATCACATCGATCTCTTTCTTAAATCTTGCGACATATTCTGGAGAATCGTTCCATCTTCCGTGCTTTTTACATAATTCCACTAGATAGTAGAATGTCTGCATGTCATAGTCTTCAATTTTATCTTGAATATGTTGAGGAATATCGATCTTAGGCATAATGAAATCTGATTCAAAAGTAATCTCCTTCGCCTCTGTGACAATCTCATGAGTTGTAGTGATCCATTCAGAGAACTTGCCTTCTGTCAACCAATCTCCAAGATGCCCTTTCAATCCGAGGTATATCTCTTTGGCCGTTCGTGCCTGATACGATTCTAAATAGCAGCGACCACTGTCATAGGAATCTTTGGCTAAACAATCGTGAACTAGTTTATCACCTGGCTTAATAAAATGGGCTCCTGTTGACGGAATTGCCAACAGCTGATATTTATCTACCATGTCAGCCATGAACAGACAGAAGGCCTTATTTAGGTCTCCATCTTTAATTAGTGAATTTCTCTTTATCTTTTGAAACCCACCTTTCTTTGAGAACTTATACGTTATCGCGATTGGATTGAATTCAAATACAAGCTGATGATCTAATATTTCTACTAGATTTTCAACTACTGCTGTGGCCTTCTCTAAGTCACCATCTTCTATATGCTGACCAATACCTCCATAAGCATCTGCTGTACCAAATAGAATTCCATCCATATACTGACTAAGTTCTTCTCTAGTTAGTATAGGTGTATTGATACCATCAATCTCTCTAGCGCGATCATGGCCAAGAGATGCTAGTTTCATTAGATTCACATAGCCTTGTGTTTGTGTAGCCCAAGCATTGAGACTATAGATCTTGTCAAATCCTTCCAACTGCAGGAATAATCCCATACCTGGAACTCTTACTGGATCTCCTTCTTTGCCTGTTGGCACCATGTCATAGAGGGACAATGCAACACCTGGATCACAGACAGAGAACCCTGGAACATCGTTTTCCTTACACCAGTCAGACCAATCATCGATTGTAGCCACTGATTCGACCATACTGAATGAGGAATGAAGATGAAGTTGTGCAGGTTCTGGAAATACAAAGTCTGTCTCATATTGACCAATGACAATACCAACTGCCAGAGTGGCTTCTTCACCTAACAGAAGACCTATTTCCTTATCAACCGCTATGGTTGCATCTATATCAGATAAGGCATCGTGGGCTACAATTGGAATATTGTAGTGCTTTGCCAAGGTTGCGAGTTTAAGATTCTCAGTATGAAGTTGAGACTTGACCTCTTTAGCTCTAGCATACGTATCATGAATATTGAGTTCGAACAAATCAAAGAAGTGAGACGAGACGTTGTGCTTGGTAAAGAAAGATGCGGTAAATTTCTTATCAAAGCCTACATTATAACCTGCGATAATAAATCTTGTGTTAAACGATTCTAAGTATTTGACCAGCTTATCGAGCAACTCTGGGGCAGTCTGGAAGTTCTTCATCCTGCCTCTGGTAATACCGTGAACCCTAATGGCACCATCTTCTATGGCTTCCCAGTTTACTGGTTGACAGAATTCATTGAATGGTTTCTGCCTAACGCCATTGATGACTGGAATACATGCTAATTGCACAACATCGTGTTTGTCTGCATATAGACCAGTTGTCTCAACGTCGATCCATAGAAAGTTCATATTTGCTCCTGAATAGAAAAAATCCCAATAGGGAAGGCCTATTAGGATTCTACAAAACAACGATTTTGATTAGTTTAGAAGGTAAAGTTTAGATCAACTTGGAATGTCGATACGTCACCACAATTTTCAGCAACTGAAACTTCGGAAGAGATTACATCTTCAGAATATAATGCCTCTTCCATGCCAGACTTGAAAGCCAGCCATTTAGGTCCAAGTAACTTAAGATCTGCAGGATCATAAGTTGGTGCGAGGGTGATAGTGAAGATCTTCTTACCTGCTGCCGAGGCTGCAGCTAGTTCAGCTGCAATAGTTACGGCACTAGTTACTAGTAAAAAGTCATTACCAGCAGTCCTGGCGGCATTCATTACGACATCAAATGCATCGGTATAGTCAGTTCTTAAGCTCATTTAGGTCTCCAAATTCTCTTTTATAGTTTTCTCAAGATGATCTTCATACCAAAGTGGTTGTAGATTTGTATAATGGCTGGCTTTCTCAAACTCTTTAGTATTAGACAGATTAAAATCTGCCAATCTCCTAATGTGGTCAATGTGCCAACCAGTTGGTGAATGATTATTCCAATTCATACCTGGTTCAAATTTAGAAATCTTATTACATTCTAATGAACAAGATTTAGAATTGTGACTCTTTGGCATAAAAGAACTACCACACATTACACATATCTTATCAGATAAAATACCTAACCCACTATTAATTCTATGTGTACGATTAGATTCAGCTTTTGCCTTCTTGGATCTTTTAGAAGAATGGAGTCTAGCTTTTGCTCTGTGATATTCTTCTTTAGAACTATCTTTGACTACAGATCTACATTTATTTGAACAATATAGAGCATTTGGGGCTTTAGATTCAAACCCCTTCTTACAAAGACTACACTGATGCATCTGGATTAACCGAACCGTCTTGGATTTCATCAATCTTTTCAAGCAGATGCTGAATTTTAGCTTCTTCATACTTCATTACAGAAGTGTAGGCACCTTTTAGGTCCTTAACAACTTGCATGGCTCCTGAGAGATCTTCATCATTTTCCATTTCATTCCTGAGCTCTCTAAGCTTCTGCTCAGACCTGACGATCAGAGCTCCTGCTTCGTCTTCTGCGATATCTGTGACATTATCTAGAAATGCCTGATTGAGAACCTTTTTTGCTTTACCGATGTCAACTGCCATGTCTTACTCCTTAGTGTATTTAAACATTACTTTTGGGGCTTTTTTAAACTCGAAATCATCTGGACATATTACGTCGCATGCGATATTCGATACGTTCAGGAATATTTTACAATAGAATATCCCTTGCGAGACGGCATCCACAACGTCATAGCGGAACTTGATAGGCTTTCCAGTTTTTAAAGATAGGGAGTGATTGGGGAATCTGATATTGTATTTTTCCCACAGAGCTAGTTGCATCATGAGTTTCTTTGCAGGATCTTTTCCCCATTTCTTCTTCTGTTCTTTAGTAGGGGTTGATCTTCCCGCCGTGAATTTCTTCCATAAGGATATATTCAGGATTTCATATGGGAGATTTAATTCTCTTAGCTTGATATGGATGGCAGTTCTAAAGGCAGCATTCACATCACAGCCGTTGGCGAACTTGTTACTGAAGAAGTAGTCTTCTATGCACACGTCATCTATATTATGCTCGTGTACTAGTTTTTCTACATTATTCATCATCTCTATACAACGGTCGCCATTGTACTTGTGCTCACCAACTTCAATGAACCCGTATTTCACAATCGAAGCAGTGTCGTTCTTAATGGATAAAATGCAATATCCTGTAGATATTGCTGGATCCAATGCTAATATATTCATACTCACCTCCTTAAGGTGAGAGGCCTACCGGTTACCCCAACCCGGCTCCCTACTTCCGCGGACTCTTTTTCATCCAACCTATTGGAACTAGGCTAACTTGCCTGTGAGTTTAAACTGCGCATATAGCCCAGTCATCCAACCGCACACTCATCAATCCCTGACCTCTCAAAAGAGATTATACCGGATCGACGTCATCTTGTAGAGTATGTGCTAAAGTTTGAGACTCCATTGTCCATCTTTAGAAATATTTAGTTTATTCTTATTCTTAGATGCTACCTTGGTAGCAGAGGCTTTCATCTTGGGATCAGCTATCTGCTCAGTCACTTTATTAGCATCTTTCTTAGATGCCTGACCAGGAACAGGTGGCCTAGGTTTATCTACACCGATATCAACCTTCGGGGCTTTTGGTGCCTTAGGGGACATTCTCATGTTCTTTACAGAACTTGATAGTGCTTTTATCTTTTTTATTAGTTCTTCCATTATTTCAAGTTCTTTACATGTTCTTGATGGGCTGGAGATAGTTTGTCCATCATGGTCCATTTCTTACCATCTTGGATTGCAGTCGTGGCTTGCTTACGATTCATTCTCGAGGCACCACCGTCAAATACATGAACATAGCCACCATCTGGATGCTTGGTGATATGACCCTCTGAATCGCTACCTTTCTCAAGAAGCTCCCATTGTCCATTCTTATGGGTTTTAAATAGTTCTTCCATTAAGCTATCTCCGAGATACCGTTCTTCTTCACTACCTTAATTATATCAGAAAACATACTCTTAGCTTCTGAAGCATGATCAATTACTATAATATTACGGTCTACTGCCAATTTCTCTAATAATTCTACTACCTTTTCCCTATTTGTGGCATCTAAACCCTCAAAAGGCTCATCCATTATGATAGGATTCAAGCGTGTACCAAACATATTCTGTAGGACATCGACAACCGCGAAGTCCATTGCCAGAGATAGACACTTGTGCTCACCTCCAGATAAGCTGCCTATGGACATATTCTCACCGTTTATCATAAGATTCTGGGAGAATTTTGCCTTTATTTCCTTATCCTTATTGACCTTACTTGTTGTAATCTGATATAGGGCTCTGGGCCATATCAGGTTTATATAGGTTTCCATCTTCTCATTGAAGATATCTACTATTGAATCCATGACATAGGCAGGAGCACCTGTGGGTGAGAACATCTGAGATACCTCCCTGTAGACATCTACTTCAGCCTTCTTAGCTCCATGTAGTCTCTTGAAATGATCCATTTTTGACTTACAATCTTTGATGCTAGTTTTTATGGTCGTGTTTTTATCCAGTGCGAGTCTCAAATGATTCAAACTAGTCTTATCTGATTCATACTGTATTTTAAGTCCACTTATTTGCTCATTTGCGGTACTATAAGTACTAAATTCAGCTTCTCTCTTAGTATCTATGTCTAATCTGATCTTTTTCAACTGATTTCTTTGAGGCTCATCATCAGGAATAAGGGCCAGTTGAGATCTTACATCGAGTATATTGGCATTCACCTCAGCAACCTTATCATCATGCTGCTCTATCATTGTTTGCATTGTATAGGCACCAGATGATCCCATGCCAAAACTCTTAGTGCAATGTGGACATTCAACTTCATTAGGGAATGAGTGGACATGACTGCTTAGTCTGGTAAACTCTTGCTCTAATCTAGATTCTTGAGTTTGTAGGGTAGATTTCTTATTAGCACTAACATCAAGAAGTCGTTCTTTTTCATACAACTTGTGCTGTATGTCTGTATATTTAGACATATCTGGTGCCTTAATTTTCTGGAGCTCCGTAATTTGATCCAGGGTTGGCTGTAATGATATCTTTGATATCTTGCCTTGCACAGAATCCTCGTCCACCAGATGGGCCGTATCGGCCTCTACCTTTGCTTTTAGAGAAATGAATTCACGCTCTATCGTACCCATCTCTTCTAACAAAGCCTTGATGGATGTCTCTGCCGACTTCCTGGCATCTGTAAACATATCTAAGTTCATGAGTTGTAAGAAGAAATCCTTGATCTGTGAGTCATTCTGGCTAATCAGTTTCTGTGACTCTACTTGGGAAGAGTACATTGATATGAGGAATTGTGAGTAGGACATTAGATGAGATTCTAACTCAACCTGGGTCATCTCAACTTCATCTCCATTCTTAAAGACCTTGAATCCTTTGGGACGACTTCTCTCAATGATCCATTCAACTCCCTTGTTCTCGACACAGATCTTGACCTTGCCCTTTTTAGCACCCTTTCTTAAAATATCACTTGCTGTTATTTTTCGGGGGATTTTATTAAATAGGCCAAACGATAGTGCATTAAGGAGTGATGACTTACCTGCGCCATTTGCGCAATCGTCATCCATGTTCCAACCATCTATTAAAGTTAAACCCGCCTCTTTTAGATTGAGACGGGCTTTTCCGATACTTAATATGTCTTCTACTTCAAACCACTTAACTTGCACGCTATCTCCTGTGTGGAGGTTTATCTTGGATATGCATCTCTTTCTTATCATCGAAGTAGATCCATCCATTCTCCAGCATGGTCTCCATCGTATAAGTGCCAGTAGCAACCATTCTTGGAACTTCAACAGTCCAATAATATTCTTGTTTCCTAGCCTTCATTATTTTACCATGATCATTTTTATGCTGGATGTTTGTGTATTTGTCTACAGTTTCCGAGACATCAGATGAACCAGCCAGGTTGGGCATCTGTCTATTCATAACTCCCTTGCACATGGGACACTCTGTTGTCTTGACTGTTGAAATGCAGTAAAACTGTTCCTTGATTTCGCACTTACTGCATTTATACGTATATTTTGGCATTTAAAACTCCAATCCAAGGCCTACACGCACATCCCCTAGCTCATTATCTTCGAAAGGATCGTATGATCCTCCTGCACCAACTATGATTGGTCCCCATAATTGATATGAAGTATGGATGTAAATGTCTTTGTTACTAGTGATACCGATTTCTGGTCGTAGATTCTTCTCATTGATCTTGATGGTTTCTTTCTCTTCTGTAGTCTTCTTCTCTTCCTTGATCTTCTTTAGTTTCTCTTCGTATTCCTTTTTAAGGGATTTAACGTGTTTTGTATGAACTTTTTTCCACCTAGTCTCAATTGACTTGACTTTCGTATCAAACTCTTTGCGGATCTTAGTTATGATCTTAGTAGACTGCTGGGTATCAGATTCTTCCCATTCCTTTTCAACAATGGTACCATCTGGTTTAATTAGCTTGAACTTACGCTTCTTAACCTTCTTACGTAACTGTGTATTGACAGTGGTTAAGGAATCAATCTTGGTTGAAGTTGTCTTTTCATATTCTTTGTGTGATTTTTCCTGTTTTGATTTTTCCTCAGTAACCTTCTCTATTTCTTTGGCATGAGTTTCTCTAACCTCTGTTAGTTTAGATTGATACTCTTCCTTGAATTCTCTTTCAATAGATTTGGTAGGGAAAAAGGAATATCCTAGGAAACCTCCTAGGATGAATGCGCCAACTATATAGCCTATAAGTTTCTTATTCATTATTACTCCTGAGCTGAGGCCATCATCTGGTCAAAGGCTTGCTTGCCTAATGCCATCTGTGTCTCCATTTCTGGGTTGGAAGGTGTCACCACGATGCCTCCTAAGGTAATCAATAATGCCGCTACAGATAATGCATTACCAATACTAACCCTAACAACCTTGCTTGGCTCAATTATACCTGCCTCGAAAGGATTCACGAAGCAGTGTCCGCTGGCATCAAACACCAGAGCTGGTAATTCAGTACTAACTCCATATTCATCAGATAGCTTACATAGAATTTGCTGCTCATCTTCACCGCAATTCTCTAGTAGGCGTAAAAAGGGTGCCCTTAATGCCTTTGCCAGCAGAAGCCAAGATGATTTTGTTTCATATGCAACTGCCCCATTGGGTGAAACTTCTCCAATTGGACTGCCTCGTTCTAACATAGCTGCCATGATCAGATGAGTACTGCATCCACCAGTTACTATGCCTTCTGCAATTGCAGACCTGACAGCCTCTACAGCATCCTCAGTCCTATCTTTCTTCTCTCTAATCTCAAGATCCGATGAACCACCAACTAAGATACTAGCAATACCACCAGATAATCTGGCAATGTGGGCCTTTAGATGAGACTTGTCATAATCACTGAATGCGTCAGATAAGATTGATCTCAACTCTGTGACCCTGGCCTGTATATCTGATGGTGCAGGGTCTGATGTGAGGAAGGTTTCATAGGTATTGATGATGACTTCTGTGAACTCGCCGATACCAAAATCTGAGATCTGATCGATTGTCCCTGGATCATATACTTCTGCTCCAGTATAGGCAGCCAAGTCATCTAACATGATAGAAGCACCGTTTGGAAGTCCTGATCTAGGAGTTTTAACAGGCACGATCATTAGACCTCCTTTTGAAGTCTTTGCAAAAGCATCCAGTACAGAATCGGCAAAATCATGCGCTACAACAATGATTGGCTTGCCATCTGACTGAACACCACCCTCATCTGTGACGACATCTTGAATTCTTGCAGGAACTGATAGATCGTTTAGTCTTCCGTTATATAGGAATACGTGGCCGTTGTCCATTCTTGTTTTCTGACCTGCCTTGTCGTTGATAAAGACTGGACCAATTTGACCTAGATCCTTTAGGCCACTAGTTAGTACAAAGCTCTTGACAGTATCTATCTTAGTTTCCCTACCTTGACCCTCGAGAATCTGAATGTGTCCATCATCTCCCGCTTCCATGATGGCGGAAACTACAACGTTAGCAATCTCTTTATCTCCATTACAGGAGATAGTTGCCACATCTAATAGAAGCTCTTCTGTGTTGGCTTCCATAGAAACATCTTTTAAGAAAGGAACGATGACTGTATTGTACGCATCGTGTAATTCATTGACCAGTCTCTGTGGATTGTATTTTGGGTTGTCTCTTAGAAACTGCTGCCCCATATCAACAAGGGCGTTGGCCAATACAATTGCTGTTGTAGTTCCATCACCAGCTTCTGCTGCAGTATTGATGCAAATCTCTTTGGCAGCATCTACTACGATATTGTGTGCAGCATTGCCCATACCTAAAGACTTAGCAACCGTCACACCATCTTTGGTAACTAGTGGTGCAAGTCCTTCTCGTTCTATTAGAACTGGTCGACCACCTGGACCCAAGGTTGCACCTACGATTGTGGCCATGGAGTTAAGTGTCTCAGACACTGTACTGATCAGCTTGTCCTTGTCAGACATGATCTCTTTTGCCCGTGACTTTTCGTATATCATTTTATTTCTCCTGTGTCCTTGAACTTATTAATAGTCTTCTCGTATTTTACCAACTTCTTCGGATCTTTTTCAAATCCGTAGAAAGAATGACCTAATTTCATAGATGCCTTAAGAGTAGATTGATTTCCCATGTTAGGATCGAATACTATCGAACCAGGTAATGCATCTGTCATTCTCAATAGAAGTTCTGCCAGATCATAGGGAATGGATTCATCTAAAGAACCGGTGAAGATCTCCCAAGTGTTACCTGGACACGATGGCTCATCCTCTATCTTCATATATTCCCTGATAGGCAATCTATCAAGCTTCCAAACTCCGCCGTTGCAGAAGTGAAGCACATACTCATGAGAGTTGACTAGATTGACTTCAGATCTCTTTCCAGGGAACCATGACTTCTTAACAATGATATTGTCAATATGATTGAATCCATTATCCACCATGAGATTAGATACCTCGAATGGACGTCCTTTAGACTCAATAGGTGCATAACAGACTAGGAACACAATCCCGTTCTGGAC